TCTCGAGGAAGTCGTCGCCGAGGACATAGGCCTCGAGGGCGAAGACCTGCGGGAGTTGCCCGAGGTCCTCGATATAGGGCACGTCGCGCCCGGGGTACTCGTGCGGCACGGTCGAGCGGCCGCCCTTGTCCTCGTTCGCGTCGACCTCGAACGGAACCCCGCGGAAGGAAGCCGGCCGGAGCTTGTCGCGCCAGGATGCCACGCTAGAACCCGTCGAGGTTGGAATAGCCGAGGGAGAGCGCGAGATCGACGCCGGCGCTCTGGACTTCGGAGACGCGCATCCCCTTCGGAGCGTTCTGGAACTCGACCTTGACGTGCGTCGTCGCGCCCGCGGCCGAGCCGCCGCCTCCGGTGACGCGCCGCGCCAGATCGTCAGCGAGGCGAGCGGGACCGATCGCAACCTCGCCCGCGAGTTTCATTGGCGCCCAGGCCCAGTCCGGAATCGCGTTCTTGACGTCGGCCCAGAGCTTCGAGAAGAAGCCCGGAAGCTCGCCCCACTTCTCTTCGATCCAGCGCACGGGCTCGAGCAGCGCGTACACCTCGAGCCGGAGCCATGCGGTGAAGACCTGGAAGCTCGTCCGAATGAACCACCAGACCTCGTCCCAATTCTGCCAGAGCAGGACGAGGTCGACGACGATCAGGCCGAGCGCGATCGCGACGAGCGAGAGCGCGAGCACGACCCAGCCGGCCGGAGTTCCGACGAGTGCCGCCGAGAGCGTGTAGAGCGATGCGACGAGGGAGAGCATTGCGGGAAGGACCGTAACCGTGATCACTCCGGCGATGCCCGCGAGCAGCACCGGCACGGGGCCGAGCTTGTCGACGAGCCACGCGAAGGCCTTCACGACTGGAAGGGTCGCCTCGTAGAGCTCACCCATCCATTTCACGAGCTTGTCGATTGCCGCGGGGAGGTCCTGGGCGAAGCGCTTCGCCCACGCGGCGATCTCCGCTCGGTGTCCGACGAGGAAGTCGCGCAGACGAACCGCGAGTTCCGCGAAGGCCGGCATCAGCGCGAGTCCGATCACGTTCCGCACGCCCTCGATCGCCTCGTGGACCTCGTGCCAGTCGTGAATGAACTCCTTCGAGGCCTGCGCGTCCTCGCGTGAGAGCACGACGCCGAGGTTGTGCGCTTCCTCGCCCATTTCGGCGAAGCCCTTCGATCCGAGCTTCAGGAACTCGGTCAGGCGCGAGCCCTGGCGCCCGAAGAGTAGCGACGTGATCGCGGTTCTCTTGAGCGGGTCGTCGAGTTGATTCAGACGGTCGGCCGCCTCGCCGAGCAACTCGTCCACCGGCCGCAGGCGGTGATCGACGTCGTAGACGTTGATCCCGAGCCGGCGGAAGCCCTCATTCGCCGCCTTGTTTCGCAGCGCGACCTGGCCGATCGTGCGCGAGAACTTCGACATCGTCGCGTCGAAGTCCTCGGTCTCGTTCCCTGTCGCGCGCGCTGCATACGCGAGCTCCTGGTACTTCTCGACGCCGATGCCGATGCGGCTCGCGGCGCGGTAGGCCGCGACGCCCGCGCGCGCAGTCCCGCCGACGACCTCGTAGAGGGCGAAGCCGACGCCGGCGAGCACCACGCCGACCTTCAGGAAGCTCTCGACGAGCGAGTGCGCGAGTTCCATCCCGGCGTGCCCGACGCCGGCGAGACCGCTCGCGAGCTTGTTCAGGCCGGAGGCCTCGGAAAGCGCTCCGAGCTTCGTCCCGACCTCCTGCAGCGGCGCGAAGGTCTTTTTGACGCTCGCCTGCATCTTCGCCAGCGGAGCGGTCCACTTGTCCGTCGCCGAAATGACGACCGAGAGGGGGAAGGTGATCACGCCCCTAGCCTACAGCCCCGAACCCCTGGAAGCGCTCTCACGCGCTCGAGCGAGTTCCGCGGCCGCCTCCCACCACCAGGAAATGTCCTCGGCCGTGAGCTCGAGGAGGAAGTCGCCCCCTAGGTGGAGCTCTGACCCGAGGAGGGCGAGGCGCCCGGGCCAGTCGGAGGGAAATTGGCGACGAGCCCCTGGATCAGGTCGGAGATCGCCTTGTAGTCGGCCGCGTCGAGCTCGTCGATCTGCTCGGCGGTCAGGCCGCAGACCTTCGCCATGAACGGATGGAGGTCGCCGAGGTTCTTCACCTCGGCGGGGAAGAGCCGCATCTCTTTCCCCTTCGGTCGCTTGACGTAGACCGTGTCGAGCTCTTCTCCAGAGGCCTTGATCGGCGTCGTGAGCTTGTAGACCTCGTGAGGCCGGTCGGGTGCTGCGTTGCTCATGGGCTAGAACTCGTCGGCGCGCATCGCCTGGAAGACGACGTCGACCTTGCCGTCCTCCGACTGCACGGTGCCGGCGCCCGCGTACCAGGCCTCCGAGAGCGCGAGCCCCTTCCCGTTGCGGCCCGTCCAGATCACCGTCGCGCCGGTGACGTTGAAGAAGGTCCGCAGGTCGAAGCCCTGGCGGTCCGTGATCTCGAACTTCGCGTAGGGCACCTTCGGTTTCTCGGAGAACCCGTGCACGCGGTCCGCGCCCACGATTGCCTCGCGCTGCGGCTCGCCCAGGTCGTACTCGACGTTCGCGACCACGTCGACGATCTCGCCGTTGACCTTGACGGACAAGGTCCCGCCTCGGGCTCTCTTCGGTTGCGTGGTTGCCATTGTGGATCGTTCCCCGGGGCGCTGCCCCGGCGGTTACAGGATGAAGCCGATCTTCGCGGCGAAGATCCGGAGGCCGTTGACGAGGTTCGGCGGGAGGTAGACGTCCATGCGCGAGGGGTCCTGCGCGTTCCGCTCGACGATTAGGTCGCGCTTGAACTGGTCGCCGTCCTCGACGAGGCCGAGCGATTCCCACTGCGCGAAGAGCGAGAGCATTTCGGCGCGCATGAGCGCCGGCGTCACGATCGACTGCCCGCCGCCGAAGCGCGTGTCGTCGTCCGCGACCTTGCAGCGCCCGTAGCGCGCGGAGACGAGGTTCGTCAGGTCCCACCGCAGGCGCGAGAGGATCAGCGGCACGTTCGCATCGAGGTAGGCCGGATCGGAAGCGCCCTGCGGGTTCGTCTTGTAGGTCCCGATCAGGCGCTCGACCTGGCACGTCCCGTCCGCCGCGACGGTGAAGGTCGAGATCCCCGAGTAGAGGAGCGAGTTGCGCTGCGCCTGGGTGAAGAGGTCTGAGGCCTGCGGCGAGAGCGCTCCGACGAGCGGGAGCGTCTGGAACGGGAGCGCCTGATCGACCGAGGCCGAGAACGAGCACTGCGCGGCGTACATGGCCGCGAACTCCCAGGGCGTCGTCGGGCTCTTGTTGTTCCCGATGATCGCGCAGCGCTTCGCGTTGCGCTGGTTGCCGAGCGTGGAGATCGTCGAGAAGTCGCCCGCCTTGCAGACGACCGCGTAGGCGTCGACGTGCCGGCCGGCGCTCGCGCGGCTGTCGAGTTCGGTCTCCACGACTCCGAGGGTCGTCGCGTCGGTCGCGGCGAACGTAACGAAGTTGAACCAGACGTCGCCGACCTTCGGCCAGACGCCGGAGAGATCGACGTCGCCCGTGCCTCCGGACATCGCGACGATCGTCACGCCGAGACCGGCCGGCGAGGCCTCGCCGGCGAGGTAGGACGCGCGCAGGTCGACGTCGTTCCCGATCACGCCGACGTGGCGCGCGGTGAACGTGACGGTGCCGAGGCTCGAGCTCGCGGTCAGCGCGCAGGACGTGTCCGCGTTGACGGCGGCCGCGAGCGCCGCGGCGATGGCGGTCGTGCTCTCTCCGACGGTGATCGAGACCGGGTAGCGCCGGCCGCCGACGTAGAACGCGAAGGTGCCGACCTCGGGGAGCCCGAGAACGCGACGGAGCCGGATGCGGCGTTGCCGGCGGGATCGGCGACCGCGATCGCCCATGTCTCCGTCTGGATGTTGTTCGCGAAGTGCGCGGCCGCTATCTGCGCGAGTTGGCTCCCCGCACCGAAGAAGGCCGAGGCCTGGTCCTTCGAGAGCAGGCGGACGAGCGTCAGCGCCGCGACACTGCCGACGCCCGAGCGCTTCTGCCCGATGAGCAGGTGGCGATAGGGCTGGGCCTGGAGGCCCTGCGCGGCGCGCGTCGCGTCGAACTCGACGTAGACGAAGGGCGTGCGGGTCGTCGGCGCGATCTCGTTGAAGGTGACGGTCACTGGGTCAGCTCCTTGTCCTTGTCGTTCTGCTCGACGGGCGCCGCCGCAGTCTCCTCCTCGACCTGGCCATCCGCCAGGAGGCGTTGCCAGAAGGAGTTGCGCGGCAACTCTTCGCGGTCGGTCACGATCCTACCGGTTTGGGGATCCCGAACCAGCACCCCGGGAGGCAGGCGCAGCACGAAGAAGCCGGGCGACATCACGGGCCGCCCCCAGTCAGGATCTCGGCATCGAGCTCGGCACCCTCCGCGGAGAGACCCACGTCGATCTTCCGGAGCGTCTCGAAGCCTCCCTGCGGGCGCTCGCCCTCCTCGGTGGGGTAGGTAACCTCATAGGTCAGGGTGGCGAACCCGAAGTAGTTCGCCCCCTCGTTCACGAGATCGAACTGCCAGGACTTCTCGCGGGTCGATTCGACGAGGCCCTCGAGCGTCTCGTCCATCTCGATCTTCGAGGAGACCTGATTGCAGAGCAGATCGACGGCGGCGCTCGTTCCCGAATCCGGGGCGGCCGTCTCGATTCCGACGACGAGCTCGACCTGCAGTTCGAGCTTGCGGATGTAGTCGCGCGGCGCCTCGTTCCCGACCTCGCACGTTTCGCGCAGGGTGTAGACCGCGCAGCCGGGGAGTGTCTTCGGCCAGAAGGGACGCGCGCGGTTCGTGAAGACCTTCTGCTCGAAGTCGAGGTCGAGGCCCTTCAGGCGGTCGACGACGGCCTTCACGATCTGCGCGCGCGTCACGCGGTAATTCGGGTCCTGGGTGCGGTCGATCACGCCGAGAGCCTCCGCGCGATCACGAGCACGCTGCCGGTCCCGTCGATCCGCGCCTCGTCGACGCGGAACGAGTCGCCCCTGCAGTCGAACGTGTCGCCCTCCTGCACTTCCGGACCGCCGAGATCCGCGACGCGGAGGAGAATGTTCGGCCGCGTCGAGACGATCGCGGCGCCCGTCGTCGCCTCGACCTCGACGTACTCCTCGGAGAAGGGAGCCTCGATCGAAACGGGAGAGCCTCCGGTAGGGCGGTAGGTAACCGCCTCCCCGAAGGCTCCTCGCACGGCCAAGTTGCCGGCGTCGATCGTGTCCCGCCAGCCCACGGCGAGC